CTATTCTTTTGCGTTTAGCGTGGATATTTGCGTATAGTCCTTTTTTAGCCATGCTCTCTCCTAAACAAGTCTGTCGATGCGGTTATTCTCTTGAACCCGTTCAACTTCCTTTTTCTGCTCCACCTGTTCCGGCTCCTTTCTCACGTCCTCCACAAGGCGCTGTAGATAAGCCTTCTGTATTTGCGCTACGCTAGGTATTTCACAACTCATTTTTTGTTCATCCAAGCAGTTACGCCCATGTAAGCCCCCACCACGCCAGCTTGGGCAATATAAAACAACCCTAACAAGTCGGACAATGCGGTAACACGAGAATCAGGTATCACCGGAGTAAATAATAGAATGGTCCCTATAATCATAGAGGCCATAGCCGCCCAAGCCATATGCTTTTGCGCTTCGCTTTTTTCTTCGCGAAGCTCCAGTTCAATCAGCTCCTGGTGTCGTTTTATTTCTTCGTCACTCACTGTGCCGTCGTGATCCACATCATATTTAGCATATATAGACTCAGGATCTAACTTTTTTGGAGTCATTTTTTTTACCTGCTTGGCTCATGGCAATAGCAATAGCCTGTCGTTGGGGATAGCCCTCTGCCATTAATTTTTTAATATTGGCACTAACCGTTTTGTCACCAGACCCTTTTTTAAGCGGCATTAGTATCTTCTCCGGGCGCATAGTCCTCACGAATTTTTTTAAGTTCTCTTAAAACCTCTTCTTTACTCATGGAGTCTATAGAACCGTGTCGAACTTCAGACTTACTAACATAAATCTCACCATGCGCCATACCACGGGCTTTTTCGGCCTGAACCGCAGCAGAATAGGCCCCGTTGTCAAGTGCCTCATCGCGGATATTCTGTAAATCCCGAATATGCCGTTTAAAAGTTACACCGTACTTTTTGTCCAGCTCGTCCCGGAATTTTTTAATAGCTAATACAACATGCGGAGACTTTTTGGCGCTTAGTAACTCGGATGCGCGGTTAGTAGCACTTCGCTCAGGATAGCCCGCTTCAATAGCCGCATCTTTTCCGGTTATTTGACCATCCTTAGAAACATAGGCTTTTACAAAAAGCTCTTGCTTTCGAGTCAGTTTTCTTTCTTCCACCGGAATAGGGGGTCTTCCACTTCTTTTTTTAGGAATCTTACGCTCCGGATCGGGAAGAACATAACGTCCTTTAAATGCCATTTAACAACTCCTATAACTTCCGCCTCTTTCGGCTTCTCCCATACCACGTTTTTTACCCTTAACCATAATACCTTTGGCCGTATTAGGCGTTTTTTCTTCGGTTATTTTACCGTAAGGAATTTTGCCCTGGCCCTTAATATCGGCATAGTTTTGTGGGGTTGGACCCTTACCTACAGGTCCGCTAACAATTTTAACTGAACTCATGTTATTGCCCTCTATTTCTTAGTCTAAGTAGTTCTCTTTGCATTGCGGAATCTATTCGCGCATTGGTCTGTTTTTCCTGACTTTGTAGTCTTTGTTGGAACTCCTGACCTTTACGTGCTTCTTTTTCACGATCAAGCTGCAATTCGGCCTGATCCTTTGCTATATCGGCCTGAGAGTCCTGCGCTTTTATTTGTAGCTCCTGTTCTTTTAGCTGAACCAACGGATCGGGACCTTCTTCTTGACCTATATTTGCTAATTGCGTACTTAATTGTTTCGCATTACCCAGTTCTTGTGCAATTAACTGTGCAGCTAACGCATCAATCGCAAGCGCCTCTTGATCACTTGGCACCTGCCCTTGATTTTGTTGCATAAACGCAGTCATTGCCTGTTCTTGAGCTTTTAGTTGGATGTGCTCTAAAACATGTTTTTGCAAACTAATAGTAATACTCGGCATTGCCATTACGCTTCCAGAAGTGCCAAATGTTAAATGTGCCATAATATGGGCATCGTGATCCTGACCCTCAAAGGCTTTTAATTGCGTATTTTCAAGCACATCTATATTTTCTTGCGCCGGATCTTTAGGAACAGGCTCATCGGTAGAGGGAGCCCTTAGCAGCTTATCTATGTCCCTAACGCCAAGTGCTTCATACATGCGTCGATATGCTTCGTACATATCGTGCATGTCTGGTGCTTGCGCGGCCATGGTCATTTGCGCTTGTGCCAAAGCTATACGCTGAGATTGGGAAAAAACATTTGGGTTTGAAACCGGAATAACGTCTACCCGATCATCAAAATCCTCGGCTTTAATCATTTGATCTGCATTAGCCACCGAATACGGGTATTCAGGCGGCAAATAATCGGCCATAACCCGAGCTAATAGCTTAAATTCCAGCTTCATAGCGTAGTGCAAACGCTTATGTACTGCGCTCATTACCCGAGCGCCCTGCTCAAGCATGGCGATTGTGGTTCCTACCGCCGCACCCTGATTACCATCCCCTACTTTTAGGTCCGTAATGGTGGCAAAACGCCTGCCCGCGTCCACAACAAAGCCTAATAGTTGAAATAATGTGCTATCCGGGCCTTTAAACGGAAGCGGCATCAAACTGTCTCTAATTGCCCCTCCGGGAGCGTCTACATCCCTAAATTCACCCGGCTGTAAGGGGTCATCATCGTCCCTAATCCTTAAACCACGGGCCTTAAACCCCGCAGGAAGGTTAGAAAGTGTGCCCGCATCAATTAATTGTCTTAATGCTGCCGTAGCGGTACGGGAAAGACCGCCGATTGTGTGGATTAGTCCTAACCCGTAAAAACCAAATCCGGGTAAAAACTTATAATGGACAAAATATTGTATTTTTTGCTTTTTTTCATCGCCTTCTTCGTAATTTCTACGAATGGCTAAAACCTGACCACTATCCTCACTTAAGGTAACAATATAAGGTACTTTTATGCCTGTCGGTTCACCATCTTCACCAATTTCTTCAAAACCTTGCAGGTCCAAGTCAACATGACATTCCAATAATGTGCAATCGTAGTCGATATTCGACGGATGCAACCCGTCAATAAACTCAATTTCGTTTGAAACACTGTCGCTGCTGGATTGAGAAGGGTGGACTGGCACATCCCGATAAAAGCCTGATACCTGTTTTTTACGTAAGTCGTTAAGTGGTGTCCTAAAAACTTGCGTAATGTTTGGACAACTGTCCAAATCACTTGCTTCATATGGCACCACCAAGTGTTCAGCTGGGACAAAACTGCTGACAGCCCTTTCCATTGTTTCATCATAATAGACCTTTTTAAATGTTGAGCCCGCTAGTGGGAGATAAAACAACATTTGATCAAATTCTGGCGTGTAATCCTCCATTACATCTGTAATGTAGTAGTTCATAAACTCTTTAACACGTCTTGCCTGTTGTTCCTTTTCGCTGGTCACATCCCCCATAACCGTTGTTCTAACAGGGCCGCCCGGAGGCAATAACTCGTTAAATGCTTGCGCTTGAAACTGTGTCGCAGCTTCTGCCAAAAGGGGGTGTGTGACACCTGTAGCCCCCCTAAAAGGTTGCGTTCTATCCTCATAGGTAAAACCTAATAGTTCTAAACCTTTGGAATATGCGTCTTCCCAATCTTTTCTAGCGGATCGATTACCCTGATACTCCGACATCAGCTCGGAAGAAATAGAGCCCAGTTCTTGATCGCTCATTTCTTCTGCTAAATTTGCAAAAAAGTCAGTGCTGCCCATACGACTGGAGGCCAATGGATCTAAGTCTATTACGACTCCACCGTCATCCGTCATTTCAATTTCTATTCCTTCCGGTAAGGCCGCCTGGTTTTCACCAAAGGAAAAGGGTTGCTCTATTTCAATGTCCGCAATCGCGTCTTCCCCAATGGGGTTATCGGTTATACGTTCAATTAAGGAGACTCTTGGTTCTTTCGCCATAATAATTACCTATGGTTCATTGTACGTGCCAAAGTATTGAGGCTGTTAATACCACCACCATAGGCACGTTTTTGTAAAGGAGTATACGGCACTATATCTAAATCATACTCAAGATCCATCCAGCGGCCTTTTCTTGCCGGGTCTTCTATGTCAGTAAAGTAGCCTTTTAACGTTGTCTCGTGTGCCAAATATCTTGTAGGTCGTCTTTTTGACAGTTTAAAAGGTATTTGTCCCTCTATAGGCTTAAGTTTAAAATATTTACTGGAGCCTCTTAACTTAAACGAGCCTTCCGGATTAGCTCTAGCCGCACTTATTAACTCTTCTATCCGTTCTTTTCTTGCATTCCGCACCGCTACAGGTTGGTCTGGAAAAAATTCATCTACACGATCATATATTTCGGTGTTTAAAAGTTCTTCGTAAACAAAAGCGTCGTAAAGCCTATCATGCTGGACTGGATCTTTTGTAGCCAGTAGCTCTCGCATTAACTCCCCACGTCGCCGGGACCAGGGCTTCCGCTCAGACCAGGGCTTGCTTTCCATGTTCTTTGCCGTGTCAGACAAGGTTTCTATTCCTTCTTTAGCGTCACTTTGCCCAAAATCAAGCTCTATCTGATCTGGGCTTTTTGTTTTTTTAACCATGCCCAAAGTCTTACGTATTGCAGAGGACGGATTAAGGGACACGAACCCTGAAAGCATACGGGCCGCCGATTCTTCGTCCACGTATTCCTGCCCTGCTTTTTTGGCTAACCAGTCACTACTTAACGGACGTTCTTCAGGATCCTCGCTAAAGGCTTCCTTATTGCCCGCTAAATATCGTATAAGGTCATAACCTAAGTACCCTAAATCCGGAATAGCGCCAAGCCGATCAAATACTTGTGCTTTTGTAGCCCCCTTTACACTTTCTTTTGGCCGCGTTAGTTTTAAAACTTCCGAGGCCAATGCGTCCTTTGCACCTTCGCCAGCGGAACCTAACCGATTCATAAAATCGGGGTATGCAGGACTTTCGCTGCTACTTACTTCACCACCTTCTTTTAACGGCTCTACTACCTGTATGTTTTCCCGGTTTTTTAATTTACTAAAATTCATAATATAACCACTTACTGGGGCAGTCTCTTTGCCCTCCATCTTCATTTGCTGTCTTAATTGAGGGTCGCCGCCTGCAAATACCACTCGAGATTTTTTACGTCTACTCTCAAATCTTAGGGGGCCCTCGCTATCAATTTTTTCAACGGTGACTTCCGGATATTGCTTTGTAAAATTTTCCAGTGCCGTTTTAACCATTTTTTCGTAAATATTCTTAAATTTTACGACTTGGGCAGTGGGCTTTGGTGTAAGGGTTATTTTTCCGTTTTTTTGTTTGTTTCTGTTTAAAACTACTAACTGATAATCTTCGGGTTTCAAATCTGCTAGTTTATCGGGGTCAACCTCCCAAGCCTCCTTTTTACGGTCCCATACACCATAAACTTCGTTGTCCTTAAGCTCCGGGGGCTTTCCTTTAAAAAACTCCGCCGACAGAGGATCCGGGAGAAAATTAGGGTTTTTCTTTTGGTACTGTTCTATTTGCAACTTTCGAGTCACATGGGGTTTGACCCCATGTGCGTTAACCTGGTTTTTCCAATCTGGGAAATAAATACTACTTACTTCAGGATCTCTTGCAGCTTCCATAATAAAGTAATTTATAGAGTGCTTATGGAAATCAGCGCCCTCGCGTATCCCCTGCGTATCGGGAAGGGGTATATATGAGCTTTCCCGATCTGGACCTAGTATATTTTCTTTTCCGGGTATATTTTTATCTGCATAAATTTCTGGATAAGTCCAATCCGGAGGATTAGGCAGGTTTTCAAAGCGATTTGGGTGAGACTGATACCCAACTCCCCGCCCCA